GTATTAACACCTGCTCTTTGCGTTCATAGCTCAGATTAGGTGATACCTTAGGATTACCATCTTCAAACAAATAAGCCCTGCCTAGTTCCTGGTGGATTGAGGTATAACCTAATCCAACTGGAGCATCAGAGGGCTTGTAATACGGTACTCGTTCAATAGTGAACTTGATGTTAGGGCTAAATGCACCGCGCAAAACCTCTCGCAATGCGTAACTTGCATTCTTTCTAAGAACCTCAATCCGACCCTGACGGGACGGTGCGGCCTGGAACTCATCAAATACTTCATATAAGTTTTTCATATCAGAACTCATCAATGACTTCAAGAAGGTTCTTGAGTCGGTTAGCAATAAAATAATTCAACATCTTCTGACGGCTGCCTTGCTTGGGCTTGTCAAAAGCCGCGACGATCTGTTCCTTGATAGGTTCAGGAACGAAGTCAAGGTCTACGAGCATCTGGTTCCGCTTGTAGCCCCTAAGCATGGTATCCGTAGTGCAGAAGTCTTCTGCTCGACTATTTATCCATTCTTGAAGTTTCTTCTTGGAGATGACCTTCTGGCGGTCACCAAGCACGAAAACGTTATCAGGAGACAGGAAGTTAGGGATACCGTCACCTCGGTCACCACGGATGATATGCTCTTTGATATACTCCTGAGGGTTCTCGGTCTTGACGAACCGCTTCAGGATAGGGCTATACTGAGCCACATTAGGATACTTCTGGAGCTGAACAAAGTCTTTGTCCGACGACAAAATGAGAATGTCTTCGTTCGGCGCCATCCGGCCAGTTAGTACCGCGATCACATCGTCAGCTTCAGCACCTTCGACCTCAATGACCTTATAAGGAAAGTTCTCTTTGAGTTCATCACGGATCTTGTTCAGAGTTTCAAAGATCAGATGCCAGTCAAAGGCCGACTTTTCACGGTCAGTCTTACGGTGAGCTTTGTAGAAAGGAAAAACTTCACGGCGCCAATACTTCTTGGAGTCACAGGCGATTACGATATCACCATACTTCGACTTGAATTGCTTGGCGTAGGAACGGAGGGAGTTTAAAACCATGTGTCGAATGAGGGCTTCATCCAGCTTTACGTTCGGATTACCACCGATTTGTTGCATCAGGTTCGAGATAAGAACCTGGTTGAGGTCGATCAAAATCATAACTAATCCTTATTGCTATACTTATTATATAGCAGTTACTCTTCGGTGTCAACGTCTGTGGGAAGGTCGATAACTTTACCAGTCTTCTTGTCGATGATCTTTACATTCTCATCAATGAAGTTGTGAAGACCATGTTCAATATTGAATTGTCTATAAATTGTGGCCCTCAAGGCATCAACCGTCAGGCTGAAGTCTTTAAGGAAGAACTCATTCTCAACATCAATTCCTTGATTCTCAAGTTCTTCAATCATGAGATCAACCATGTCATCGACAATACCATCGGCATATTTTATCTTACCTTTGATCTTAGCCTGATTGACGGCATCTTCGTTTGCAGGAATTTCACGAACGATCTTGTGCTTAGGGAACTCTACGATCTTGCTCATTTCACCGCTCTCAAAAGGATTGTATCGGTATTTAGACGACCATTCGCCTCTTTAGGTTTGCACTTCACGTTATCCATGGCTTTACGCAAACCAACTTTACCACCTTCAACAATCGCCTTGAGTGTGGCCTCAGGCTTACGAAGTTTCTTGGTGATTGAAGTCTTCTCATCATAGCCAGTAATCGTGGTGCCTTTGACGGACAAGCCAGCATGGCTCATTGCATTATACACCGACAAATTACGGAGTTTTACATTGAAGACCCAGAGTTGTTGAGCACCAACCACTTCAGTTGGCTTTATACTCTTCAGATTATACTCTTTGTCTTCCTCAAGATACTTCATCTTCGCAATGAGAACACCAATCGGCTTTTCTTTCTTCTTGCGAGGCTTACGAGAAGCCTTCACAACAGTAGCACGAACTTCAGCCGCAGCAACAAGGCTACGAACAAATTCTACATAACTCTTGAGTTGGATCTTCTTGAGGTGACTATAAGCCTCTTTCAAGTCCTGATCTTTGCCTTCATAGGCATCAAAGAGTTCGGCATACAGTGGCTTGTAGTAATCGGCAATACGTTGTGCGATTTGCGGCTTCACATCTTTGTCGCGAAGCCAGTTGCCGATATTGAAATTGTTTTTGCCAGTCTTGATGAGTATATCGACCTGTTCTTCAAGATCACCAATCAATTCGCTGGTCTTGTTATTGATACGTTCTTGGATTGAGATGACAACCTTTGGTGCCTCTTCTTCTTTCTCTTCGACCTCAACAACAGGCTGCACAGATGCAAGAGCCTGCTTGATAGCAGCACCCATACGTTCACCGTAACCTTCAGGGAGAGAACCACCATTGGTAAGAATGCGAGCCATCCAGCCAGTGCTATTGCTCATCTTGGCACGGCTAATCTTCTTGATTTCTTCTTTGTTGTATTTGATCTTCTTGAGATATTCGATAACAAACTCTTTGGCCTGATTGTTATCGCAAACATAGTTATACCAGTTGAAGGCTTTAGCCAATTCGGATTCGGTACAACCTTCCTTCAGCAAGGGTTCAGAACCCATATACTTTTCGTCTTCGAGTTTCGCAAGACGCTTTGCCACAGGATTTCCTTTCAGTCGTAGATTTTACCAAACTTCAATTCTTTGAAGTCAGGTATCAGACAGATTCCGTATTCAAGATATTCATGATTATAGCTCATTCGCTCAGCCTCGTCAAGTGCATTTTCAATACGGTCAAAGACGGTACTTGTTCCGAAAAAGTCAATCATAAAATCCATGTCACCTTCCCAATGAGAAGTGGCATCATTAAACTTTCCGTAGATGTTATCAATTCCTTGACCGTATGCTACACGGAACTCAGGGCCTGCGGTTTCGAGAATGAAGATTCCATTATCTGCACTCATCGTTCAACCTACCACAATGCTCTTGATTGAATCCATACGGAAAGAACGCCAACCACCCGCATCAATATCCCAGACGGCTAGTGTGTCTAGATTTTCTTTTCGAGGTGTAGCACCTTCCTGCAACAACTGAGGCGGAAGATAAGATGACTGTAGTGTGCAACGCATCTCTCGCAGAGAGCCGTCAGCCTTCTCAAAAGTCACAGTAGCAATACCGTTGACGAGTGTTTCTTTGAGCGTGTAACGATCCATCATCTTACTTCATCCTCTGGATAAGTTCAGCAGCCTCATCATGTGTGAGATAGTAGCGCAAGATTTTCTTGAAGCCTTTTCGATAATACTTATTGTTCTCTAAGTCTTCAAGTTGCCAACTTTCAAGATTAGCTTCATTGGCCTCAAGTTCTTTGATGTCTTCACAAAGACGGACATAATCTTCAACGAGAATATCACGGAAGATCATATCAACGGTGTTATCTGTTAGTTGAACGGTATACATCATAATCTCCTATTGATGAACATAGTATATAGCATTGGTTTATTCTTGTCAATAGCAAAAAGAGGGACACGATGGTCCCTCTTTCCATTCCGAATAAAGAAGAGAAATTACTTCTTTGATGGAGCGAACCAGCCGCCAGTAATAGCGCCAAGACCGCCACCGATTGTGGAAGCGGAAGTGATGGTGCTTACTGCGCCAGTTGTGCCAAGAACCTTGGCTGTACCAGCGGCAGTACCAGCAGCGGCGCCAAGAGCGCCACCAGCAAGAGCGCCGACAGCGGCTCCCTGCATAACCTGACCAACAACTGGTTCCTTATCCTTGATAACTGTGCCAGTTCCGAACAGACCAGCAGCAACAACTGCGACAACTGCAAAAGGTGCCATAGTATTTTCCTTTCTTGTTTCGGGTTTTATACTAAAGATACAACAACAAACCCTATAAATTGTTGCATCAACTCTGAAGACCCATCATATCATGGCTCTCCAAATACTCTACTAAATCTTCATAGCCACCAATGCGATGATCTTTCACAAAAATTTGTGGTACTGTAAGGGGGAGATTGGGCCCGATAAGTGCCCTTAGATCATCTTTGGTGAAATCTTTGTCGTAATGAAGTTCTTTGTATTGAACACCTAGGTTATTTAGTAACTCTTTTGCCTTGACACACCAAGGGCAATTATCTTTGGTATACAATTTATATGACATTATATTACACCTAACTCTTTGAGTTGCCGTATAGAGTCCTTGGCGCTGGTGTGCATCACCCAGATGCCACCACCATTGACCCATAGGTGCTTATACTTATGCCAATCGTCCACGATAACATCGCCAGGTTCAGCATATTTGATCTTGTCTTGTGAACGACAAACAATCATGGGTGTTCCTGGATAATACTTATCACGAAACAAAAGTTTCTGTTCGACAGCCCATTCACCGCGAGGTCGACCTGTTAGAATGATTGGTGCAAGATGCTTGACTGCATCGAACAACTCATAGGAATCATGATGATCTTCGATGATATTCCACATCTTTGCTTCACCATACTTCTTCTCAAACTCGTTTGGGTGCATACCAAGAACCTTGGTTGCACCACCAACAAAGTCTGCAAGAACACCATCACAATCAAGAAACAGTTGCATTATCTTCAACCTCTTCTTGCCAATACCGGCAATAGAAATGTTTACCATAACTATCAATCTCTTTTTGAGGATAGCCTTGCTCGACAAGCCAAGCCATCATATTCTCTGGCTGAGGATCAGGAACCTGCATGGGAAAACCATACTTCCAACCAGAGGGTGGGTCAATGAACGTCACAGTCTTCTTTGTCATCACTTTTCTTTCTTCAAAACTCGGCCAA